TTACATGAATACCACTTGTGGGTTGTCCAGTATTATTAAGTGTCTCAATCGCTGTAAAGGCTGTATTAATTAATGTCTGACTCCTGGCTGGCCCTTTATCTTTTTCTGCAAAAGCTCTAACAGTAATGATTCCTCTTACATTATCTAAAGAAGAAGTTAGTCCCACTTCGGTAGTAAGTCCAAATTGAATATTTACATAAACAAATTCGCTATCAGCATCAGATACTACATCGCCAAAATTATCAAAAAATACTGGTACAGCAGGACTTAATGCAGCATAAGCTGTATTTATAGATGCTTCAAATTTTGATCTAATTCCTTGATAATTCATTTTACCCTTCTATATATTTTGTTATACCCCATTTTTGCATCTTTATTCATCGCTCCACCATTTGCATACGTTTTGAACCAATCTAACGGTGCTGTTGCACGACCTATAAACGCTCCTGTTTGTCTACCTACATCTGCGTCTGTACCGCTTACAACTTCGTCTAAACCTCGATACCCTTGTCTAAGACCTTGTTGAATAGGCTTAGATGTTACTTTTGGTGGGACTTTAAATGGAGTGAAAGGAGCTACGTCTATTGCTTGATTCGCATAAGAAGCCACATTATGAATAGTAAATATTGCTTCTTTAGATGCTCTTAGTGTTTTTGCTTTCTGTCTTGATTTTAATGTTCTAATTTTTAAAGGTACTGCTTCACCTTTTGCTTTTCTTCCCTTGGCATTAAAAGTTCTTATAGGGGTAGCGATTTCCCATGAGTTATTAAATCTACCTGTCCAGGATGGGCCAATCTTTTTCAATTTGTTTACTACAGTATTTGCTGCTTCCATTGGGGCGTTAAACGCTACCTCATTTGTAACCCTGTCAAAATCTCTTAAAAATTTTTTTAAATCATTTCTTGCCATTATTGTGGTCGTACTATCGCTGTATG